TAGTGTTCCTGATAATGTTAAGCCAGTTAGTGTACCAACAGATGTGATATTTGTCTGGGCCGCGGTGCTCAATGTTCCTGTTAGTGTAGCACCTGAGTTACCAATAGTTGCTGCTTCTACTGCGGTACCTGTTAATGTGCCACTTAGTGTTAGTCCAGTTAAAGTGCCTACGCTAGTAATATTTGTTTGTGCAGCAGTTTGTAAAGTACCTGTTAAAGTACTACCAGTAATGGCTGCACCACTGTTACCAATTATGGCTGCATTAATCGTCGTACCTGTTAGTGTACCGCTTAATGTCAATCCAGTTAGTGTACCTACTGATGTGATGTTGGTTTGTGCAGCGGTATTCAAAGTACCAGTTAGTGTGGCGCCCGAATTACCTATTTGAGCTGCTTCTACAGTGGTTCCAGTTAGTGTACCACTTAGTGTAAGTCCGGTTAAAGTACCAACTGATGTAATGTTTGTCTGCGCCGCAGTGCTCAATGTACCTGTTAGTGTAGCACCACTGTTACCAATAGTGGCTGCGCTGACTGTTGTTCCTGTTAATCCACCGCTTAATGTTAAGCCAGTTAGTGTACCAACTGCTGTAATGTTACTCTGTGTAGCATTTGTTACATATTCAGCTGTTCCTGCGGTATTGGCATAATTTACGCTTAGGTCTGATAGTCCATCTAATTGGCTTCCATTACCAAAGAAGTAATTGGCAGTGACATTACCACCAACTTGCAACACATCAAAGTATCCTGTTGACCAATAATTATTGGTTCCACCAAAACTTAACGCTGCATTACCTAGTGGAGTTATACCAACGTTGCTTTGCCAACTAGTAGTTGCATGATTATATGTCCAGGTTGCTATTCCTTCACCACCCACATTACCTGCTAATATACCAGCGCCATCAATATCTGCACTAGTTGATCTATTATTTGCAACAACAATGTCTAAGTCATTGGTGCTGACAATATTGCTGTCAATGTAAGTTACGTTACCTGTAACCTGCAAGTTGCCTTCAATTACTACCAATCCACCACTTCCAGCAGTGCTTGGATCAATAGTAATTACACTGTGTGTACTTGTGATACTGTTGCTGCCAATAGTTATTTCACCTATTGTTACCGCATCCGCAAGTTCGTTGATATTTGGCTGAGCAGCGGTGCTTACCGTGCCTGTTAGTGTTGCACCTGAGTTACCAATTGTAGCAGCATTTATAGTTGTACCAGTAAGTGTATCACTTAGTGTTAAACCAGTTAGTGTTCCAACACTAGTGATATTAGTCTGTGCAGCAGTGCTTAACGTACCTGTTAGCGTAGCACCTGAGTTACCAATAGTTGCTGCTTCCACTGCGGTACCGGTTAGTGTACCACTTAAAGTTAGTCCTGTTAGTGTTCCAACTGATGTAATATTAGTTTGAGCAGCAGTATCTAAAGTGCCTGTCAGGGTAGCGCCCGAATTACCTATTTGTGCTGCTTCTACTGTGGTACCTGTTAATGTACCACTTAGTGTAAGTCCAGTTAGTGTTCCTAGTGAGGTTACATTTGGCTGGCTTACAGTGGATAACGTTCCTGTTAGTGTAGTATTTGTATTACCAATGGTAGCAGCATTAATAGCAGTACCGGTTAGTGTACCACTTAAAGTTAGTCCAGTTAGTGTGCCTACTGATGTGATATTAGTTTGAGCAGCAGTATCTAAAGTTCCTGTTAACGTAGCACCACTGTTACCAATTTGAGCAGCTTCTAAAGTAGTACCGGTTAACGTATCACTAAGTGTTAATCCTATTAGTGTACCGACTGCTGTAATGTTGCTCTGTGTAGCATTTGTTACGTACTCAGCAGTTCCTGCAGTGTTAGCATAATTAACACTTAGTTCTGTTAATCCACCTAATTGACTACCATTACCAAAAAAGTAACTGGCAGATATATTTCCAGTTGAATCAACATTACCAGCAATTATATTTCCGGTAACATCTAATGTTGTACCAATTGTAGCACTATTGTTGATTGTAATATCATTTACAGTGGCATTTGCAGTGCTTTCAACTGTTGCGCCAAATATAGTACTACCTGTGTTACCGATTGTTGCGGCATTAACAGTTGTTCCTGTTAACGCACCACTTAGTGTCAAACCGGTTAGTGTACCAACACTGGTAATATTTGCTTGTGCTGCTTCTGTTACATACCCGGCAGTACCTGCTGTGTTTGCTGTATTACTGTTACCTGCTTCAAGAGAATATGTGGCGTTAGCAACTGTTCCTGTAACATTTGCGCCAGTTAAACTGGTTAAAGCACTACCATCACCAATTAATGTGGCACCAGTATTACCAATTGTAGCAGCATTAATGTCAGTGCCAGTTAGTGTACCACTTAGTGTAAGTCCGGTTAGTGTTCCTACTGACGTAATGTTAGTCTGGTTTGCTGTTTGAAGTACACCTGTGACGCTTGGTGCTTCAATTGCATTAAAGTAACCTGTACTCCAGTAGTTACTGGTGCCACCGAGGCTTAAACTGGCGTTACCAACCGGAGTTACTCCGACGTTACTTTGCCAACTTGTGGTAGCATGATTGTATATCCAGGTTGCAACTCCTGCTCCACCCACATTACCTGCTAGTATACCAGCACCATCAATACCAGCACTCGTTGTTTGGTTATTAGCAACAATAATGTCTTTGTCGTTGATAATTATAGTTCCACTATCAACATAAGTTACGTTACCTGTGACTTGTAAGTTTCCTTCAATTACAACTAATCCATTTTGACCTGCACTTGCGGGATCAATTGTAATTACGCTATGTGTGCTTACAATACTATTGCTGCCAATTGTGATCTCACCAATAGTTACTTCGTCAGCAAGTTGATTAATATTTGTCTGTGCTGGAGTATTGATTGTTCCAGTTAATGTAGCGCCTGAATTACCAATCTGCGCTGCTTGTACAGTTGTTCCGTTTAACGTGCCTGATAATGTTAATCCAGTCAGTGTACCAACTTGCGTTATATTTGTTTGAGCAGCGGTATCTAACGTACCAGTTAAGATTGCGCCTGTGTTACCAATTTGCGCTGCTTCTACTGTGGTGCCAGTCAATGTTCCTGACAGGGTGGCGCCAGTCAATACACCAACACTGGTAATATTTGCCTGTGCTGCTTCGCTGACGTATTGTGCAACACCTGCTGTATTGGCAAAACTTACACTAACTCCTCCTAGTCCATCTAATAATGCACCATTACCTAAAAAATAACTAGCAGACACATTGCCAGTAACACCTAAATCAGTACCAATTGTAGCACTGTTGTTTATTGTTAACGCATTAATAGTTGCATTAGAAGTGGTGTTTAAAGTAGCGCCCGTGAATGCAGCGCCGGTGTTACCAATGGTTGCTGCTTGTACAGTTGGGGCATTCAGTGTGCCGCTTAAATTTAATCCTGTTAGAGTGCCAACTGAGGTAATATTTGGTTGTGCTGCTGTTTGAATAGTTCCAGTTAGTGCAGCACCTGCATTACCAATAATGGCTGCACGAATAGTAGTGCCGTCTAATATACCACTTAATGTCAGTCCAGTTAGTATACCAACACTGGTTATATTTGGTTGACTAGCAGTCTGTATAGTGCCAGTCAATGTACTACCAGTAATTGCTGCACCACTATTTCCAATTGTGGCAGCGTTTATGGTTGTACCAGTTAGTGTGCCACTTAGTGTTAGTCCGGTTAGTGTACCAACACTGGTAATGTTAGTTTGACTGGCTGTCTGAATTGTACCAGTTAGGGTTGCACCTGTGTTACCAATTTGAGCAGCATTAACAGTAGTGCCTGTCAGAGTTCCGCTCAATGTCAGTCCAGTTAGTGTACCAACACTGGTTATATTTGTCTGTTGTGGTGTTTGTAGTACACCAGTAATACTTGGTGCTTCGATGGCGTTAAAGTAGCCTGTACTCCAATAATTATTTGTACCACCAAAACTTAGTGCAGCATTACCTTGAGGTGTTATCCCTACATTTGAGCGCCAACTGGTAGTAGCATGATTATATACCCAAGTTGCGATACCTTGACCACCAACATTACCTGCTAATATACCTGCGCCGTCTATGTCTGCACTAGTTGTTCTATTATTAGCGACAATAATGTCTAAATCATTTGTACTTACAACATTACTATCAATGTAAGTTACATTACCAGTTACTCGTAAATTACCTTCAATTACAACTAGGCCGCCACTGCCTTCTGTGCTAGGATCAATTGTGATAGTGTCATGTGTGCTGGTAATACTGTTACTACCAATTGTAATCTCACCAATTGTAACTGCGTTTGCTAATTCATTTACGTTGGGTTGACTGGCAGTTTCTAATGTGCCAACTAAATTTGTGGCTTCGACATTACCTGCAATAATATTTCCAGTAACGCCTAATGTTGTTCCCACTGTTGCACTAGTGTTAACAGTTAATCCATTTACTGTGGCATTTGCACTTGTATCTAGCGTTTCGCCGACTAGTTGTGTAGCAGCATTACCAACAGTAGCAGCATTAACAACCGTTCCTGTAATAGCACCACTTAGAGTCAAACCAGTTAGTGTACCAACACTAGTTATATTTGTTTGTGCTGCAGTGTCTAGTGTACCTGTTAATGTAGCACCACTATTACCAATTTGTGCTGCTTCTACTGTAGTGCCAGTTAGTGTACCACTTAATGTCAGACTGGTCAATGTGCCAACACTGGTAATGTTTGCCTGTGTAGCATTGGTTACGAACTCGGCAGTACCCGCAGTGTTTGCAAAGTTTACACTTAATTCTGTAAGTCCGTCTAATTGGCTACCATTACCAAAGAAATAACTGGCTGTAACATTGCCTGCGGTATCTACATTACCAGGTGTAATGTTTCCAACAACTTCTAAACCTAAGGAAGAAAAAGTTGCTATCGATTCACCGTTAACTGAAATTAAAATATTTCCGTCACTAGCAGGAATGTCAACATTAGAAGTGCCATTTTGAATTCTATATGTTGTTGCATCTTCAGATCCTTGAATAACAAATGCACCACCTTCAGCAGTTGTAATAATCACTGCGGTATTGTTGGCACTAATTGATGCACCATCTAAGTTAATAGTACTTCCACTTAAGAATAAATCTTTAAATCTAAAATCTGAACTTCCCAAATTGTAAGTAACGTTGGCGCTTGGGATAATGTTGCCAATAAATTCTGTTGCACTAATACTGTTTGCAGTTATACCGTCGACACTGTCAAGGTTACCACTATACGTTGGCAAATAACTGGCTACGTTTGCGTTTGAATAAGAAGCAGGCAGTCCTTCGAGTTGACTACCATTACCAATAAAATAAGCAGCAGTAACATTAGCAGTAGTAATTACATTACCAGCCAAACTATCTAAATTACCTGTGTATGTAGGCAAGTAATTAGCAACATTGGCATTGCCATATGTAATTTCACCTAAACCAGTTAGTTGACTACCATTACCAATAAAGTAGGCTGCACTAACATTACCAGTAGCAATAACATCTGTGCTAACGATGACATTACCAGCACCTATATTGCCTGTATAAGTTGGCAAGTAGCTAGCAACGTTTGCATTGCTGTAATTACCACTTACTACTACACCATTGACTGTGAGAGTTCCATTATCTACAGAAATATTTGTGCCGCGCAAAGTTACATTATTGCTGAGATAAAGTTCTGCCCATTCTTTAGAAATACTACCGAGTGTATAAGTTGCTGTAGTCTGAGGTAGTACATCAGACTTAATGCTAGTCAAATCTGCTTGAATGTTACTAAAAACACTTTGACCGTTAGGATAAAAATATCCCGCCCCAATAATATTGCCAATAGTGCTTAAATTTCCAAAACCATTGATATTACCAACTCGTAAATTGCCAGTAGTATAAAAATAATTTGCAGTAATTGTATTACCGGTTAAATTTGTCGTACTGTTGCTACCAATAATTGTGTATAACTCTGTAAAGTTACTGTTTGTTTTGGTAAATGCGGTATAGAGTGAATCACCAGAGTTACTATCTGGACCATCACCTAAGTCAATGATTTCTTGCGCCATTCTTTATCCGGTTTTTAGAACTATAGAGTATTTATTTGTTTTTGATTATTAAGGTTCTACCAAAAAAATAGGCCCTTGCAGGCCTATCTTCATCATTACGATAATGATTGTTAAGCAACTGGAACTGCAACTGTTGCAGGTGTTGTTCCGCTGTCTGCACTGGTACCAACCAAGAATTTGTCATCTGTTTGATTCCAAACAAACTTGTTAGTAATTCTGCTGGCGTAGAATGTAGCTGCGTTAGCATATGTACATTCAATACTCATTGTGTTGGCAGTTAAGTTACCACTGTCAGTATTTGCCAAAGAGCATACACCTTCGTTTCCTGCTAGGTCATTAACTAAAAACTTAGTAGCTCCTTTTTTGCGTACAATGTATCCTGTAGCAGCACTGTTACCGCCTACTTTAACTTCAGGACTAATTTGATTGCCTGTAATGCTGGTATTACCACCAACTTGAGCTGTTCCTACTGGATAACCAATATCAACTGTTGCACTTTTTGCTGTCTTAAATTTTGCCATTTTATTTCTCCTTAATTTAGCGTTCTAGGCCGCCCGGAGTGGCGCTCCGAGAGTTCATGTGAACAACTGTATTTACCGTAAACATTGACTATTTGGGCTATACCCAGTATTATTAAATAAAATATGAAAATATTAAGTGTCGGTCACGTCTGCACAGACTTAGTTTACTACAGTAATACCATACCTAACATAAACAACAAAATAGGTTGTGAGCGTGCAGAGATCATTCTCGGTGGTAACGCTGCCAATGTGGGCCGTGCCCTAACTGAATTAGGTGCAGAAGTTGAACTTTGTACTGTGCTGGGCAACCAACAACATGCATATTCAAAAATTATAATTGAACTGTTAAATGAATATGGCATCAATCACGATTATGTAAAATACAAAGAAGATCTAGCAACACCAAGTAGCATTATTATTGTAAACGACAAAGGCGAACGCACAGTTGTCTATCATCAAAGTGAAGAAATAAAACGCAAAATAAGTTTGCCCACAGACTACGACTTTGATTTAATTACCGCAGACAATCACAGAATGCCCATGGTCAATGAAATATTTTCTGCAGCACGTTTAAACAACATACCCACAATGCTGGACATTGACGCACCAATAGAAACGTTAGAATCATACCCCAAGGCAGACTACGTTTGGTTAAGTTATGAAACTTATGCTTTGTGCAACCTCAGCATCTACGATTTGCAGCGACAGTTTGGAGGCTTGGTAGGATATACTAACAGTGAGGATGAAATTTGTTGGTTAGAAAACGGCGAAGTAAAAACTTGCCAGCCAGAAACTATACAGGCCCTTAATACGTTAGGCGCGGGTGATGTGTTTAGAGCACAGTTTGCAGTATCAATTTGTAATGGGTTATCTGTTGAAGAGGCTGTAAAAGCAAGTTGTCACACCGCAGCATTACACTGTCAACAGTTACCAATTGCATAGCCAACAAAAAAGGACCTTTCGGTCCTTTTTCGCTTCCCATCCCTATGAGAATTTTCAGTGATTACTGGAAGCTTAGGTTGCTTACATTAATCTCACTTAGGTAGTCGCCTGCGTTACCTAGAGAAGATGCTGTGTTTGTCAACTCAACATATCCATAACGAGTCATAAAGCCTACGACTGGTTCGAATGTTGCTGGGTCTAGAACAACACCACTGCTCATCAATGGAATGTATGGGCAGTAGAATGCTGCGGCATCAGCCTCGCTGGAACCTTTGTAACCAACTAGAACAGCAGTTGTGTCTGCTGCATAGCTGTCTACGTAGATACGCATTGCGCCGTTTAGTGTACCAACAAACTTGGTGTTTGTAGGTGCTTCGAATGTACCTTCTGTGGTACGTGCGAAAGCAGAAGTTGTTGCGCTCTGTAGTACTGTTAGAGCGGCTGGACTTACAACTGCCCAGTTACCTGCGCCGCGACGTGTACGCTGTGCAATCAAGTTTGCACTGCGGTTGATTAGAACAGCTAGAGCAGCGTGTTCGTCACCAACGAATGTAGCGGTACCAGATACTGTTGCCTGGTTGTATGTGAAGTCAGTAGCGGCTAGCGCACGTAGACTACCTAGAACTTCTTGGTCGATTTCAACGGTAATTTCTTGTGCTAGAGCAGCCATGATTTCTGCTTCAACGTCAAGACCGTGCATGCTTTGTGCATCTTGGGCAGCTTCAAATGTCCAACGTGCGCTTAGCTTACGTGTCTTGGCTTCTACAACCTGCTTCAAGATTTGAACGTTAATTTTACGTCCTGGGTTGCCTTCTAGACTAGATGTACTAGAAGCACGACCTGTAGATAAACTACCGGAATATGCTGTGGCAATCTTAAATGGGCTCAGTGCTTCGTCACCAGCGGTTGTGCTTGTGTCGAATGGTGCAGGTGCTGTGCTTGTAGCAGTTTCAGCATAACGAACACGTAGAGTGTGGATCTGTGCAACAGGTCCTGTCATTGGTTGAACACCAACGATTTCGTTAGCAATAACTGTAGGCATAACACGTCGAATTACTGGTAAAATTACACGGTTTAGTGTAGCAACGTTACCAGCAGCGGTTGCGCCTGCTGTAGCAGCTTCTGCCAAATGCTTGCGAGTGTTTTCTAGGATAACACCCATTGTGGTTCTCTTGGAACCTTGTAGACCTTCTAGCAGGGCATCTTTTGTTTCGCCCCAACGGCCTTCTAGTAGTGCTTGTGTCATTTTTTCTTTACTCCTAATTAGGGTTTATTTAAGCCCTGCTAAACGTTTAATTTCAACAACATTATTATCGTTGGTTTCAACGCTGACCTTAGCAGATTTATCACCTGTCACTTCTTTACGATTCTCTGTAACCATTTGCTTTTCGGCTTTTGGTTGTGCAGAATTGTTTAGAACTGCTGGTAGATACTTATCAAATGCAGACTTCAGTTTCTCGGTCTGCACATTTTCCAAAAGCTGGCTCATTACTTCCTGCTTTTGCTTGTTCAAGGGTTTCATTAACTCGTTTAGAGTATCCTGACGCTCTTGACTTTCCTTAATCATGCGAATTTCACGGTCTTTTGATTCAACTAGTTGAGCCTTCTCATCAGCAGCAGCCTTGGCTTCTGTGATTTGTTGCTCTTTGTCTTCTAGTGCCTTCACAAGTTTAGCGATTTCCTTGTTCTCATTTAAGTGAGTAATAGCAAATTCACTGGCAAAGGCTTCGAATAGACGACGTCCAAAGTTGTTCTCGCGAGCAATTTGAATGTCTTCTTTTAGTTGAGTCAATTCAGACTCTAGTTTCTTGCCTACAGACTCCTTGACAAGTGCAGCAGATTTAGCAACAAATTTGTCTTGTAGTTCAGCTAGTTTGGACTTGGCTTCTGCTACTAGACGTACTTTTGTTTCTACTACGTCTTGCTTGTCTTTTGCAAACTCTTGAATTTCTTCTGCTAGAGCTTTGATTACAAACTGCTCAAGTTTCTGTGTAGATTCTTGTGCAACTTTGCGATCAGAGCGCAACTCTTTGATTTCTTCTGCTAGTTTTCCAACTAGGAATTTATCAAACTTGCCAGCGGCTTCTGTCATACGCTTGTTAAAACGTACACGGTCTGCTGCCAACTGTTGCTTTTCCTCAGCAAATTCTGTGAGTTCTGCTTGGAGACCTTCTGTGACCATCTTGTCTAGAGCTTCGACCATTACGCTTTTATCGTGTTCATAGCGTGTAGAGAACTCATCGCGCATTTCTGTGCGAATTTGTTCACGTGCTTCATTAAGTTTGGATTCCCAGGCTTCATTAATTGCAGTCTGAGTTTCTTCGTTAATGATACCACTGTCTACTAATGGTTTGATAGCATCAAACATGGATCATTCTCCTGTTATATTTTTAAGTCTTTGATGAGGCGCATTACTTCCTCACGCAAATACTTCTGTACCTTTTGATTAGCACCGGCATCTTTTGCCATTTCGAGCACCTTGTGTCCCCCACGCATATTCAATAAGCCTTCATAGACTGCTTTTGGATATGCGTTTGGAGCACTAGGCTGTGCTACAATATCAACTGTGACTATATCAAAGTCACTGACGTGTCCAGTACCCTCGTTAACGTTACCGCTACCACGACTGCTTACGCCTAACTTCACACCTGATTCCAACATAGTTTGCACTAGTTGACCCATAGGTGTTGGAAGAACCTTTAATTTACCAAATCCGTTTGGACCGTCCATCCACATTTCTGTAATCATGTGACTGACACGATCTAGGTTAATTTTTAAATCGTCTGGGTGATCTACTTCACCCAATACACTATAACCTTCTGTGATTTGCTTGTTAATATTACCTACAGCATCGGAAATTTCACTAACGGGGTATACTCTTTGGTTAGCGTTTTTAACACCGCCCTGTATGAATATACCCTTCATATAGAGATTTTTACCTTTGCCGTCAGCGTTTGCCTCCGCTATAACTTCCATTCTAGCGTTGTCAAAGGTTAAATGCTCTTTAAGTAGGTTCATTAGTGATTATACCTTATACTTTACCTGCACCGGATACTTTTTTCATATCTGGCTTTGTGGTCATTCCCATGCTTGTACTCTTTGGTGTGGCTCCGCCTTTGTCCTCACCGCCTGCGTCGAAGTCAACTGCTTTACCGCCCATGTCGTTTTCGCCAGCAACTACAGACTCAGTGTTTGTACCTGCTTCTTCGCTTTCGACTGGGGAACCAACTTTTTCCAAGTATTCACGGATCCACTCAGATTCTGTCATTTTGCGACTTTTCTTGGATTCAGCAACTTGAGGCTCCTGCTCTTCAGCAACTTCCTCTTCCTCTGCAACTTCCTCTTCTTCAGCAACTTCTTCGGTTTCCATAGCAACTTCTGCCATTTCGTCACCGCCCATGTCCATGTCCATGTCGCCTTCTTCCTCACCCTTGTCGCCCATCAAAGCATCAAATTCTGCTTTTAGTTCGTCAAGTGCGTCTTCTAGGTCCATAACACGGTCTTCGAGTTCTTCGTCGTCGTCCTCATCGCCTTCTTCTTCGCCGCCTTCGTCGTCCATGTCCATCTCGACTTCT